ATGCCCGGAGCTACTTGTAAAGTATTAGCAGCTATACCCATTCCTCTAGCATCAGCTGAATTAAATGAAAGAGTATCTTGTCCTCTTCTCATATCACCCATAATACTTTCCATCATAGCTCTTTTTTCAGCTGCTGATTTTTGTGGGGCTTGTGTTGTAGTTACTGTTCCATAACCACCTACTCCAACAGGAGTTTCAATGATTGGAGCTTTAGGAGCACGAACTGCTTCCAAAAGGATATCTTTTAGTTCCTCTTGAATAGCTTCTCTTACTGCTTCTTTGATTAATTTTTTGAAATCTGTCGGTTTCATGTCAATAAATATTAAATTAATAAGCTTTTAAATTATCTCTGTCGATTATAAGCTTAAGTTCATCAATTAAAGTTTGAGGATTTGTTGTAAAAGAAAGTTCTGATTCTAGTACTGGAATTCCAAATTGGTTTAAGGCTAATGCTCTTAATTGGTTAACTGTAGGACTAAATGCTACTGTTTCAATTTGGAAAGTAAATCCTTGATAAGTGTTATCTGGGGTTGTGGTTTCAATTGGGAGATTGGGTATCTCTGAAAGAGTTACGTCTGGGTTGCAGAGTAAAATTAATTTATCAAATTGTTGAAGTAAATTAATAATTTGAGAGAATATATTAACTGTAATAGTTAAAGGAATATTAATAGCGCTTAATGTAGTTTGTGCTTTTTCAATTTTTGGTTGAAAAACTCTAATTTGTTTTTGTATTAAATCAAGAGTTGAAACTGCAGGACCTAGAACAGGAGCAGGAAGAAGTCCAGTTGAAGTAGAGATAATAGTTGCTGTTTCTATACCAGAAGCTATATTAAGAGCAGTATTTAAACCCGCTGTAAATTGAGTTAATCCAGTTATATTTTGATTTAAAGTATTAAATTGTCCATTTAATCTAGTTAAAATCCCTACTATATTATTTCTAGTTTCAACTAATTGAGTTAATCTAACAGGAGTGGGGCAATAATTTTGTTTTAGAGCATTAATATCTAATCCACTAGCTTCGTCTGTTGTAAATCCTGTTAAATTAAGTTCTTGAGAAAGGGTTTGTAACTTAGGAAGAACTAAACTAATTGCTTTTTGCCCCAAATCTAGAACTCTTTTACCGATAGCAGCTTGTCCTTTTAATTTTAAATTACTAGGAATTGCATTTTCTATTAGATTAGAAGGTAAAGTTTGTACTTGAGCTAACTGCTTTGAAGTATTATTTAAAGCAATACGCTGTAATCTTGCATTTTCTATTTGAGAAGGAGTAGCCATTATATAGTTCTTACAGAATTAGATAATAAAGTTTGTAACCTTCCTTGTATACTTCTAAATGCTACATTACTAATTTGAGCTGCACTTCTTGTAGGTTCTAAAGGAGCACCTGGGGGTAAAGAAGTTTGAATTGATAAATTATTAGTTAAAGTGATTAATTCATTAAGAATGTCACTTAATAAACTTACAGTATCGTTACCATATAAAACTTGTTGAGTAGCATTTTTAGATCCTAAAAAGACATCAGCTGCTTGTAAAGTTATAGGACCAGGTGTATCAAAATTAATTGAATCAACCGCGCTTAAACTAACTGATTTTTGAGAAGAAAGTAAAAGATGATCTTGTGTTGTGTTGAAAACTAACTGACCAGAATTTACAATAATCTGTTTTCCAGCATATTGATTAGGAGCTGTAGGTTTAACATTATCTGGGTAGCTAAAATATTCATTAATTTCAACTGCTTTAGATTGTAGGGGGATTTTTTGACTACTTGCTAAATAAATTGAAGCATCATCTCCGTTTATTTCATCTGTTTGGGGAACCCAAGCAGGATCATTTGTAGAAACTTGACCATTTCTAATAATAGTAATTGGGCTTCCTACAGGTCCTGCTGAAGACCATGGATTTAAATCAGGAGTTTCTGCTGTACTACCAAATCTTATACTTTGACCCCATCTTCCTTCGTAAATAATATCCCCGGGGTATGCTCTAGAAGGGTGAATATCGCTTTGTTCTACAAAACCGGGTCCTAGATCTAAAGAAGGTTCTTCATCTGTTACAACATTTGCAGTTCCTTGAAAAGATGTTAAGTAATTTTTCTTTGTTGTAAGATTAGGGTCTAAAGGATTTGGGGTTGCGTTTTGGTGAGGTGTATTCCAAAGATTGAATATTGAAATATAATATGATTCAAAATCAGATACGTTAGTTTGCCCTGTAATTTTATCTAAACCCTGAACTAAGAGAACAACCTCATTTTTTAAGGGGTATTGTTTGATATTTGGATAAAAAGGGCGAGCAATATTGTAAGTACCAAAAGAAGCACCTAAAGGATCTCGAACAAGTTCAAATTCTATAGTTCCAACTGAAGTCCAGCCACCATATTCTTGAAATTTTGGGTGAGTATCATCTAAAATAATATCTATTACTCTAACTGGGGTGAGTAGAGTTTCAAGATAAAAATTGGATTTTTGATTATCCTTTATAAAGGGACTACCCATTACTTACTATTAAACTTTTCAATTTCAGCTAAAAGTTGTTGTTTTTCTTCATCTGAGATAGTTAAAGAGTCTCCAGTACTTTGAACAGCTAAAGCTCTTTGAGCTAAAGCTGCCATTTTGATAAGAAGATCATCATTTTTAACCCCGATTTCAAGATATTCTTTAATTAGAGGTACTAAAAGTGTAGCATCTCCAATATCTTCAATCATCTCTTTTAACTCATTAATAAGAGTTGAAACTTGTTTTTCTTTTCTTTTTTGATTATGGTAAATTTCTTCCAAAACATTGGAAAAAGTTTTAGTACCAAATACTACTTGATCAAGTTGACTCATATTTTTTGGGTATAAATATGGAGTCACTCAAATTTTATGACCCCGGTGTCTAAATAAATAAGATAAGCTTTTTGGAAAATAGCATATAGACGATTAGCTATTTTGGTAATTTGAGGAGTTTTAACATCAATTACCATTTCTCTTATATAGATGTAAAGAGCTTTTTTATTAAATACATCTAAATTTTCTCTTTTTCTGAAGAGTTCTAAAATAGCATCTGCTATACAGGCATCTGATTCTTTGGGGAAATGGGTAAAAAGATTTTCTGTAGCATAAGCACAGAATTCATCTATAAAATAAGATAATTTTTCAATATCAGGACGTTCCTCATCAATAGTATATGAGTAAGTCTCATTTGAATATAAATCTTCTACAGGAGCTTTATCTACTTTACGTTTATAATTTTTGGTATTAGATATAATTAAATATCTTTTTACAATAGTACCAAAATAAGAATAAGCTTTAGATCCTTTAGTTTGATCATATAAATGCATTTTAGTTAATAAAAATGCAATAATTTCATGTTGAAGATCCTCAATATTATCTACCTCAGTATGATAAAATTTAAAGGTATGAATTATATTCTCTGTTAACTTAAAAAAAGCGTAGTGAATTTTCTCGTGATATATTTTTTCTTTTGTAGAAAAATCTGTTGCTAAATTATAAGCTACTATTGCATTCTCGGTCTCCTGGGTAAAGTATTGAACACCTTTTTTTGGTTTAACATCCATGTTATCTCTTAAGTCTGTACTCGTTTAATAGTTCATCTAATAATTTTAATCTCTCAAAAAAGAAACCCACCTCATCATCAGAACTAAAAGCACCTTTAGCATCTATTTCTTTCATTCTTTTATTTATGAATTGAATAACTTCATCAATCTCATTAATGTGTTTTTCATAAGAAACAATAACATCTTCTGCCCTCTCATTTTTCTTGAGAAGGTTAAAGGTCGTGAATCCTAAGACCACGACCAGAACCGAAAGAATTGCGATAATTACTATCATAGGTTATCTAACATATTTCTTAATCCTTCACTTTTTACCGAGCTCAATGCTTTTTGTTTAGCTTGAGCAGGTTTAGGTGTGGGTTTCTGATTGTTTGAGCTCAATGTACTATTACCTTTACCCTGAATCACGGGATTTTGAAATTTAGGTAACCATTCTTGTTCAAATTCAATACGAGCTGCCATAAGATCAGCCTGATGGATAATAAATGGTAAAGATGTACGTGGTTTTTGTTCAGGGAGATAACCCATCAAGTATTTCTTATTTGCTTCATCATATAAACCATCGTGAGTTTGAATGGCGACCATTTCATTGAATGAATAAGAAATACCATGAGATTGCAACATAAATAAAGAGCGATCAGGTACTGAAGCGAATGGAAGTGCTTTGTTAAACATCCATTCTTCACCTAATTTTTCTTTTCTCCACTGGTCAGTATTTGGAAGATAAGCTTCATGTTGCTCGTCTCCCATTTTACCTAGATCGTGGTTTAAAGCGGCAAATACCAATTCTTCTTTAGTGTATGTGGTAATGTCTGCTCCCATATCGGCCCACGTTTTATGAAGGGCTAAA